CTGAAGTACCCTTATAACCAACAGTGAAGAACTGTGTTGAAGATTGGTTAGCTGAGTATGGGTCAACGAAGACACGATACTTACCATTTAGAACACCAGCGAATGTGGTTGAAGCTTCATCAACATTTAGACCAGTTGAAAGTGCTGGTGCATAATCTAGAACACCTGCCATTGCTAGAGCTGAAGCAACGTCTGATGAACAGATGATGAAGTTACCACGACCACGACGTGTTTGCTGAGCAATTGCGTTAGCTTCACGTTCGATTTGGAATAGTAAGCCCTTGAACTTTTCAACTGACCAACGACCGTTTGAATCAACGTCTAGATCAAATACACCAGCTGTAGCAGTACCGACTTGAGCACCGACCTTAGCGGTCTTGTAGATGGTGCGGATAACTTCGCGGTTGATTTCAGCTAGGATTTCTGTTGAAAGGATGTTGCTTAGTTCTGATTCAGCATCTAGACCATGAACAGCCTTTAGATCTTGTGCTAGTTCAACTGAGTATTCAGCCTTTAGAGCACGGGTTTGTGCTGTAACTGACTTACTCTCGATTGAGAAAGCCATTTGTGCAAAGCTACCGTCACCAACACCACCTTGGCCTAGGGCTTCAGCAGCTGATGTGGTTAGACCAGTACCAGTTGTGTATGTACCATCAACTGGGTTTGAACCAGCGTGGGTGCCTGTACCAGCGAAGTCTGAATCAGCTTCGTTGAATAGAGCTTCTGTACCATTTTGTGATGTGTACTTGCTCTTCATTGCGAAGATTAGACCAGTTGGTTGGGTCATTGGCTGAACACCGCAAACGTCATAAGCGATCATTTGTGGCATAGCGCGGCGAACTAGGCTGATTAGAACTGGATCGAAACCTGAAACAGTACCAGTTGAAGCACCAGCACCACCTAGAGCAATACCTGTACCGCCAGCATTAGCTGGAGCAGTTTCAAATAGTGCTTCTTGTTGCTTAGCCATTTCGCGTTCTTGGTTTTCTAGAAGAACAGCAGTAACTTCCTTACGGTAGTTATCCTTGATTTCTGGCAGTGATGTGTGCTCTAGAATTGGAGCCCACTTTTTGATTAAGTCTTGACGTGACATTTAATTTTTCCTCTTACTTTAAAGTGTTGAGTGCGCTTAAATAGCTTCTCATTTTTGGTTCTACATATACTTCTTCATTTAATGTAACTGGTTCATCTGTAACAATAGATTCAACGATTACATTATTTGACACCTTGTTTGTGAAATAATTTTCACGGATTGTCTGAACCTTAGTAGCAAAAGAATCACTATCTTCATATGATAATTCTTCAGCTAATGCAGTAAACTTCTCAACTTCAGTATCAGTTAAGCCATCACAAGCATCTTTGATAATTTCAATACGCTTAGATTCAGAGATAATGTTAAACATCTCTACATTGGCTTCAAGTTGTTCATTAAGTTTATCTTGCAAATCAATAATAGTTTGTTCCATGTCGCCAATTAAGTCATACTTTTCTTCAGGAACATCAATATAATTTTCCTGGAATAATGACTTAAGACCCGAAACAAAATTCTCAAGGATTTCAGACTTCATACCACGCTCAAGGGCAATTTCATTTTGTGCTATCCACGACTCAACAATATAATTGAGATATCCATCAACTTTTTCAACCAAACCCTCATATTCTTCAGCAACAGCTTCATCTAACTGTGCTTGGAATTCTTCTTCAAGACGAGCAACTTCTTGCTTGACTCGTGTTACAACAGCTACTTCAAAAATTGTAGCAGCCTTTTGCTTAAATTCTTCTGAAAGATCTTCGCCATTGACAAGAGCTTCAACATCTTCTTTAACGCTCTTCATGCCTTCTAAATGTGATTCTTCAGGTGTTGATGCACCCTTAGTAACAACATTGGCTACCTTTGACTTGCCGCCAATTTCTTGCTTATCAACATTATTGCGCTTAGAATCTGGATTCTCTTCACAGCCATCAGAAGGATCTTTCATATCAGATTCTTCATCTAGACCTTCAACTTCTTCATCTAGATTTTCTTCTTCAAACTGTGCAGCAGCTTTTGACTCAGCAAGCATCTCGGCGATCTTTTGTTCGATACTCATTATTAATCTCCTATTTTAATATCTTTTCATAAGATATTGGTTATGTATTATTTATACTTAACGGATTTTCTGTAGAAAATCATTAAATAACTTAAGTTTTTGTTCTTCTAGATGATGCATTGACGTCTTTTTAATAATTCGTTGTGCTTCTTCTAGATTCTTTTCCACAAATTTTCCATCAACCATAACCCACTCTTTAGATTCCATAATGCCTCTCACAAAAGCATCGGGAGCAGATGGATCAGCAACAATGTCAGCAGCAGTAGATAACATAAAGTCATCTTGTACTACTTGAACACCTTCTTTATTCATTTTCAATGAACCAAGTGCTCTACTTGAAACTCCTAAATGAGCACCGCCTTCAAGTAAACCAATTGCAATTTTACCCATTGGTGTATCTAAAAGCTTTGCCTTACCAATATAATTTGTACCATCTTTATTTAAAGATGTTACTATATGTGATACGCGTTCTAAATTATTAGAAGGTGTATCTGGATGACCAAGTTCACCGTAAGCTCGATTTTTATCAATATATTCTTTTTGATAACGAGCAACTTCTCTATCCATTACTGATTCTGGATATACACGACCATTTCTATTTTTTAGTTCTGATTGAAGGAAAACACCTTCAATAAAATGTTGTTTTCCCTTACCGAGTTTTGACTCAGTAACAAGATTAACTGTTTCGTAGACTTCTCTAATTAGTTTCATTATGATCCTACTAAATCTGGGTTATCGTGTGCTCCAAACTGAGCATTTTCAACTGATGAAGTATAACCAGAAACTTTACGTAAAGTTAAATATACAGCAGCATCAACTGATCCCATTTCTACTACGATATCTGATGTGTTTTCAACACTATCAACATAACCTTCACCAGAAAGATCCATAACTTCGGCTTGATCTGCTGAAATTGGTAGAATTAGTTTATTATTTCTTTTAATAGTAATTGTAGAATTTGGCAAACCAGACCAATTTACACATACAATATTTACTGTCTGTGTGTCGCCAGAAATAAATTGTTTATCGGCTATTAAATCTGAATTTAAAGAAATTGCTGCTGAACCTGATTTTCCTACAACCTTTACAACAGATTCTTGCAATGTATTCTTTAGAATATACTTTTCGACTGCCATGTTTATTCCTTTATTTGTTCGATTACAGATAAGAAATTATCTTTACTTTCCTTCATGTAATCAACTATAGCTTTTTCATCACGTAACAGATTATTTATAATAGTTTGAGTATCTTTATTAATTGCAACTATAGTTCCATCGTTTAAGATATAATCAATCTTATTTTCAATAATCTTATCAAATGAATTTAAGTTCCGAATCATTTGAGCCACAGGATCAAGTGTAAATTGTTTAGAAGAAGCTAATTCTTTATATGATTCAATTAAAGTATCAGTTACTTTGACATTATGATGTTCTTTAATAATATCTGCTATTTTAGTATCAGAAATTTCTTCATATATTTCTTTTGCAATTTCTTCTTCAAGAGTATTAATATAATATTCTTGTTTAATGAAATTTCTAGCTTCTTCTAAACTATTAAATTCAGATTTGATATGGTCTACTAAGATTACACCATCAATAGTTTTCTCTATGAGATGTCCATAAGCATACGATTGGGCAATGATTACATCACCCAATAAATCTTCAGATAACTTTTGAGAAAACTGTTTAAAATACATATATTACTTTTTCAAACCATTAATTTCTTTTTTAGCAGAAGCAAATGATTTTTTTTCTTCTCTTTCCTTCTTGCCCATAGCAAGAATTTTTTCACCAGCTTCTGGATCATGCGACATAAAATTACGAACTGCGGCATCTTTTTTGTTTTCTTGACATGACTTCATCAATTTGTTCTGTTTCTTCTTGTTTAACGAGCTTAGAAGTTGCTTTTTTAATACCATCAACTCTATTATATCTATCCATGCCCTTATACTTGTCACCGCTAACTAAACGAGTAGCAGCCTTATCAATATAACTCTTTAATGTATCCTTTGATAGCTCATCTAGTTGCTCTTCATCTAGATCTTCAACTGATTCATTACGTTGCTTAGCATAATATGCAGCTAGAGCCATTTGCTTACGCTTTTCTTTTGACTTACTAGCAAACTTTGGATCCTTTGAATGAACAAAATCATCAATCCATTCACCAGCAGTAGCATCCTTTGATAAAACTTCATTGATCATTTCATCAAGTTGCTCTTCGTCTAGTTCTTCTTCTAGTTCTTCAACTTGTTCATTAAACATATTCTTAGCTACTTCAACACGCATTGCGTCTAAACGAGTTGAAATACGTTCTGCCATTTCATGATTAAATGATTGATCAATTTGAATTGAATCACCATTAATAATAGCATCAATTAAATTTCTTACGCCTTCACTCATTCTTGTTCTCCTTGTTGAATAGCTTGTAATTCTGCTTGATTTT